ACTAGGAATAGTTGGAGTTTTAGAAGGAATAATTGCGATTTTTCTCATATGTATATAAATTATGGTCAGTAAACAAGATATAGTCGATGAAATACAAAGGTGTGCGGACTCTCCGGAATACTTTATTAAAACCTATGTAAATATTGAACACCCTATTAGAGGGATAATTCCTTTCGAATTATACAAATTTCAGTCAAGAATTTTAAAAGAGGTTCATGACCAAAGATTTAACATCCTGAGAAAATTTAGGCAAGCGGGAGCTACCACTTTATGTGCTGCTTATTCTCTATGGTCTATCATATTTAAAGAAAACCATAATGTGATGGTTGTGTCCATTGGAGATCGTGAGTCTACTGCGTTTTTAAGAAGGGTAAAACTTATGTATGACGATCTGCCATTATGGCTAAAGCCTAATATCTTAGCTAAGAACGCACATAAATTACATTTAACCACCGGGAGTCGAGTAATGTCTCAACCTGCGGGTGCTGGTCGTGGTGAGTCTGTATCTCACCTAATAGTGGACGAGGCTGCTTTCATTGATAAGATGCGGGAGTTCTGGGCTGCTGTATATCCCACAATTGCTACGGGTGGTAAGGCTACTCTAATCTCTACTGTAAATGGTATGTCTAATTTATACTATGAATTATACAGAGATTCGGTTGACGGCGTTAATGATTTCAACCCTATCGATATTCATTGGAGAGAGCATCCAGAATATACAGAGGAATGGTATAAGAAGAATTTTCCGATTATTGGCGCTAGAATGTTTGAGCAAGAATTCGAATGTTCTTTCCTAGGAACGGGTGATACTTTTGTGGATAGGGATACATTAAAAAGATTGAATGCTACTCACGTAGGTGAGTACAGCGTAAGGACTTCCGGACATTTAAGAATTTGGAAACATCCCGACCCTTATGCAGAATACATCTTAGCCGCGGATGCTTCGTATGGAAGAGGTCAGGATTACTCCGCATTCCACGTTATTAACTTATACAACGGGGAACAAGTAGCGGAATTTTATTCAAATAAAACTTCCCTATCGGAATTCGCAAGAGTTATAAATGACACAGGTAATGATTATAACTTAGCGCATGTCGTAGTTGAGAGAAACGGTTTAGGCATACCTCTCATTCAGGAACTATTTGAAAGACTTGAGTATGAGAATATTTGGATGGATGAAAAACAAGAATTTGGATTTCAAATGTCCACTCAAGCAAGAGAGAAAGTTCTGAGCTTTCTGGAAGAGTCCTTACGAACTTCTAGATTTAGAATTAACTCAGAACGCACAGTAGATGAATTAAATACATTTGTAATTACTGATACTGGTAAAATTGAGGCTGATAAAGGCTACCATGATGATTTAGTCATGAGTTTAGGTTTAGCGGCTTTAGTGTCTGTAGATTTAGCTACAGGACTCCCCCCTGAGATAGGTAAAGGAGAGGAAACTAAAACAAAACAAGAAATACCCAATATGGTAAGGGTATCTAATAATAGTGAGACTCACGAGGACACATCATGGCTTCTAAAATAGATAAGGATCAAAATTTAAACGAATCAATAACGTCATTCCCTAACCCCCATAATACAGGGCAGTTGAATGCCGCTACGGGAAAATCATCAGGATTTTTCGGTAAATTCTTCTCCACTAGGGGGAGAAAGCCCAAACGCGGTGGTAGGCTAGCGGGAGATACTATTAAGGCTACTGATTTGTTTTCAGATCTGCCAGGTATCGGTATTAGTAAAGGTATGGTCCACATGCCTCAAATTGAGTATGATAAAAAGAAGCGTTACGGGGATTACGAGAAGATGGATGAGTATCCGGAGATTGGCGCAGCATTGGATATTTACGCAGATGACGGCACCCAGAAACATCTCAATGGGGATATTCTTCATATAGATTCAGGGAGTAAAGCTATTAAAATTGAAATAGATAATTTTATTAAGAATACAAACTTACGCCGATATATTTGGGATATTTTTAGAAACGTTGCAAAGTACGGAGATTGTTTCGTAGAAAATATTGTAGATTTAAATAATACTTCAGCGGGTATCCAACGCATTAAAATTTTAAATCCAAACTATGTTACTCGGGTAGAGAATCAATATGGGTATCTTCAAAAATTTATGCAGGAGGTTCCGGATGTTCGTTCTGGAGGTGGCATGATGGACGCAGGTGCTAATACGAATGGGTCGGGTAAGTTCTTGGATTTGAATAAAGATCAGATTTCTCATTTCCGTATACATACTTCAGACCCTAACTTCTACCCTTATGGGAAATCAATCGTATTCCCAGCTATCAACGCGTGGAGATCACTAAAGCTTATGGAGGACGCCATGTTAATCTATAGATTAGCCAGAGCCCCAGAGCGTCGTGTATTTTATGTGGACACAGGTAATCTTCCTACTTCAAAGGTAGAGATGTTCATGGAACGTCTTAAGCAAAAGTTCAAGAAAGAAAAATTCTTTGACCCTACCTCAGGTAAAATTAATGAGCGTTATAACCCTTTGTCAACTGACGAGGACTTCTTTGTACCTGTAAAAGGTAAAGGGAATGGTACTAAAATCGAAACTCTTCCAGGAGCTCAAAACCTAGGGGAGACAGATGATGTTAAATACTTCCGTGATAAACTTCTAGCAGCCCTTAAAGTTCCACAAGACTTTATTGTAGAGAAAGAACAATCTCCTGAGCGCAAATCTAACTTATCTCAGCTTGACATTAAATTTTCTCGTGCTGTTGGAAGACTTCAACGTGAAGTGGAAGCCAGTCTTGATCTTTTAGTAAAAAGGCATCTTACCCTTAGAGGATTTGCTAGCAATCTGGTTAAGCAGGTGGAAGTCACCTTATGCCCTCCTTCGGACCTTCAGGAGAAGCGTAGATTAGAGTTGGATGAAATGAAGACTCGTGTAGTACAAGCCGTGAAAGGGCTTGAATTGTTCCCTGATGACTATATTTATGAGCATTATTTCCAAATGAATGAAAATGAGATAAAGGAAGTTAAGGATACCATGAAGGAACTAGCGGACGAGGCTATGGAAGCCGAAATGGCTCAACAGCAAGCTATGGCTCCTCCCCAACCTGGGGCTGAGTTAGGCGGAGCTGAAATGGGGGGTGGAGAAGCCGGTGGAGTGCCACCAGAAGAGCCTCCAATGTAAATCTCAACAATAAACTAAAATAAAATAAAAAATATCAAGTATATAAATTAGGACATAACCATGCTATTAGAAAATAGAAATAAGAATCTAACAAATCTGCATAAAACAGCAGATTACTTAAGCCGTTCACTTCGGGAAAATTTTAAAGTATTTACAGTAGATTCCCAGGAGGGGAGAGTTCAATTTCTCTCTGAGAATGAGAATTTGATTACCTGTGACTACACAATTAAAGATGCAACAATCGTATTAGAAAACTTAAAAACTGATACCGTAGGTAACTACTTATCAGCAGAGAGGATAGATGGTGTGGTATCTGAAGGTATCTCAAACTTTATTAGTGATCTGCGTGATAGTAGATTTGATAAAGCGGATACCTCATTCACTGATGTTCTTAATATGTTTGAAAGCCGTAACGATTTAGACACTCTTCGCTACAAGTTTGAGAAACACACAAGCTCTTTCGAGAAGAATACTAATATTGTGGATTCAGGAGAGTTCCGTAAGATCCAAGAGGCTAAAGAAGCTCTAAAAACATTTATTTCTGAAAATCGTGAAACTTTGATGCAAAATAAAGATTTGAAAGATAGCGCTGGTATTGTAAATGCTATGTCTAATGTCTTTGGGTCTGAGGTTGACCTTACACTCGAAAACGTTAACAATGCTAAAAAATTAGAGATCGATCTAAAAGAAGGTAATAACCTGTATGAAATGGTTTGTAAGCAAGAACTTATGCGTCAAGAGTTAATTGAGTCTAAAGAAAATTTCTCAGGCATCTGGTCTACTAACCAAGCTATCCAAGAGTTAGCTTCATGTATTTTCTCAGATAATAAGGCACTAACAGAAACTATGGAGAAGGTAATTGAAGAAGTTCCTTACTTTAGTTTTGCAACAAAATCCGATCTAAACGAAACTTTAACTTCCATATACGAAGTAAACTCAACTGATACGATTTTAAAGAAGGACATTAAGGCTTTCGTCTCTAAAATTTATGAAACTAAAAAGCCGGTTAAAGAAAAACTTATTAATCTTCTTAGTGAGAAGTATGGTGTTAACGTCGCAAACCTAAAATTCGTACCTACTTTTAGTAATCTTTCAAAATCTCATTCTGTATTTTTTGAAGTACTTTCAATGTGTATGGAGGAGGGTATCCTTCAAGACGTGACAAAAGATTTTTCTAAATTTATAGGATCTAAAGGAGGCGTTGAAGTCTTAGACGTAAACGATATTATCCAAGAATGCCTAGAATCTTCAGATGAGAATCTTAATGAGAATGCTATACTAGTAAACTATATTGATGTCCCACGCTTAACTCAAGACCTATCTCAGGTAATCGACGTCTTAGGAACTCTTACAGGAGCCTCAGAGATGGGTGAAGAAGAGATGGGAATGGAGGACGAAGTTCCTGAAGAAGAGCTCGGTGAAGAAGTTCCCGAAGAAGAGCTCGGTGAAGAAGTTCCCGAAGAAGAGCTCGGTGAAGAAGTTCCCGAAGAAGAGATGGGAGTGGAAGAAGAAGTTCCTGAAGAAGAGCTCGGAGATTCTATGCCTGGCGAAGAGGGTGAGGAAATCGCAGCAGAGCCAGAAGCCGAAGGGCAAGTGGTAGGAGATGATGCAGACTCTTCAGTAGGTTTGAATAGTGAAAAGGGTAATATATCCTCTATCATGGCAAACCTTGAAGATATCATCGCTTCTCTTGGTGGAGGTGCGGAGGAAGAGGAAGAACCTATTCCTGATGACCAATACGGAGCTTAATCGGCTAAGTAGCCTTGTTTTAACCAACGTCTAAACAATCTCTGATGTCGGTTCTGCATCGTAAGCAGATCTAAAATAACTGACTCAAGTAATTCTAAAGAGTCTTCTGAAATTTCAGGAGGCTCTTTATCTTTTAAATTGGTAAGTTTGTCTATTAGAGTATGCAATGATTCTTTGTCATTATCAGGCAGGCTGTTTACTTTAGTTTCTTTATTTTTTCTGGATTCCATGAAATTCTATATTAAAATCGAGAGATTTATAAGCATCTACTCGGAGCTTTGAATGTTTCCCAAGATAGGGAGCCTTATCAATAAAATCATAAATGTATACTTGAGATTTGTTCTCGTGTTTTCTTAAAGTTCTACCTAGGGCTTGCACAGTTGCGATTTCAGACTTTAACCCTCTAGCGTTAACCAGATGAGTTAATTCAGGAATATCTATACCTGTCTGAAATATTATAGTACCAATTATTACAGAGGGACCATCTTTCTGTAGAAACTTTTCTAAAGTCTTGTCCCTGTCTTCTAAACTGTCCTTTCCTTCTAGTTGATAGGATCCTGGTATATTGTCTTTGAAATACTTAGCGTGAGCTAAATTCTTAGTAAGGATTAATATTTTCGCGTTATCGTCTGTAATCTTACTTACGATATTAATTATAAGATCATTTCTGTGTTTATAATCCACAATAAATTCTTCGTAAATCTCCTGATACGTTTTCCCAGTAGTTTCACTTTCATCTAAATCAGGTAATTCCAATAATTGAATAGAAGGTAATGTAAGATATCCTTCGTCTACTAAGTCTTTGGCGGTTACATATTCAATCTGTTTCCCTAGGAAAGAGGTGAGAGTTAACTGGGAATGCCTATCCTTAGGAGGTGTAGCGGATAACCCGATTCTATAAGTGGCGTTAGGGAATGAACTTAGAACCTTCTTGGCTACTTTACCTTTAGCGAACTCATGAATTTCATCGAACATTATAAATTCCGAAGTTTTTAGATGAGTATCTATAACCTTGTCAATCGACTGTATCGTAACTAATGTAAGAGGTTTTATGTCCACGCCATCTCCGAAAGCGACTCCGTGCTCGATTCCGCACTTCGTAAGGAAATTTGAGGTTTGCTTTAAAAGTTGTTTCTTATTAAAAAACAAGAGACCTGTTTTCCCCTCCAAAGCTTTTAAAATTGCAGCGATAATAATGGTCTTCCCCGAACCTGTGGGGGACTTAATAATACAGGATTTTAGGTCTAAAGACTCTTTAATTAAACTCTCTTGGTAATCTCTAGGTTCCACCCCTTCTATATCACTACTTCCCACATTAATACTAGGTCTACTGTCTTTTAACTCATAATCATACTCTAAATAGTTCAGATCCTCTAGGATACTATATAACAAGCCTGTTCCGAACTTACCGGTTTTAGGGTTGAAGAAATAATTATATCCATCCCAATGACCACGTTTGTAAGAGGTAGCGAATTCACACCCGGGTGATTTGCATCTGTATTTTTTACCTAAAGCCTTTAATAGCTTAATGTTATCGGTTTTTAAAATAGAGTAAGTATTTGAAATAAATATTTCCATATTTTTTTATTTTATCTATTATAGAGCAAAAGTACTAAACTTTTAATATTATGTCAGAAGAAAAATCAATAATTGATCTTGCAGCTGCTGCTCAAAGCGGCTCCGCAAAAGCCCCAGCACCTGTTGCGACAGGGGAAGCCTTAAAGCCTACTCAGAGACGCGACGATGTAGCCAGGGAAGCTCCTAGTGAAATTCTAGACGAACTACTAAAACATGTTAAATCTAAAATTACATGGGCTGAACTTAAACTACCCTCAGCAGGCTTTAGTGACTCTAAAGTTGAATCTATCGAAATTAGACCATTTACCTTTGAAGATGAGAAAGTATTGCGCACTGCAAAAACAATAGCCGACGGTACAAAGATAATTGAAAAACTGATAACTAGGTGTATGCGAGGTATTGAGTACAACGAATTACTAGTACCTGACAAAAACTATATCTTATACAAGCTACGTGAAATTTCATACGGTGATAAGTATGATATTAATTTAACCTGTAATAACTGTGGTTCGGATAATGAGTTACAAGTAGAGCTTTCTAAGTTACCTGTTCAATACGCAGAAGGTCCTGAAGATCTAGTTAAAACGGTAATTCTGCCAGATTCTGAAGTAGAAGTTGTGCTGGAAGCACTTAAAGTACCTCAGGAAAGTCTATTTCAATCTACTGATGATTTATTTGATAATCTTTGGAGATTAGTTAGTTCTATAAACGGACATACAGAACGTACCGTAAAACAGGGATTTATAAAAGGAACTACCGCCAGAGATATCGCCAAAATTAGGCAGTCTATTACAGACGAGGGTATTGGGATACAAACTAAAGTAAACTTTATATGTAATGCATGTGAGAACCATGAAACATTAGAATTACCTCTAAATGAAACTTTTTTCGACGCGAACTAGAGGAAATTATAGATAGCCCTCAATATTTGGAGGAGTGCTATCTTCTAGTTCGCAGATGCGGATTTACCTATGGGGATGTACTAGATATGACGTTTCTAGAGAGGTCAGCTTTTATAACCCTGAGAATGGAAGAAGCTGAAAGAGAAAAGGCAGAAATGGAAAACAGTAGGTCTAAATAATATAGAC